GCCCGGCCATGCTGGCGGCGGGGGAATGGGTGCATGACAAGCCGGAACTGATCACGGAACATGCCGGCTATCAGATCAATGCGCTGTATTCGCCAACCCTTACCTGGGGCGATCTGGCAGCGGAATTTGAAGAAGTTAAGGATGATCCCGAAGGCCTGAAAACCTTCACCCAGCAAAAGCTTGGCCGGGCCTGGCGCATCGCGGGGGAGGCACCGGAATGGCAGCGGCTTTACGATCGGCGCGAAACCTGGGCGCCTGGCACCCTGCCGGCGGGCTGCCTGAAGCTGACTGCCGGGGTGGATGTGCAACGCAGCCCTGGCCGCGTGGAAGTTTTCGTGTGGGGCTGGGGGCGCAACCGGCAAAGCTGGCTGGTGGATCATGTGGTGGTGATCGGCAGCCCCTTCGCCTGGCGCACCTGGGAACAGGTGGCGGCGGTGTTGGAGACCATCTACCCGCATGCCAGCGGCGGCGCCTTGCCCATCAGCCTTTCCGCGGTGGATTCCGGCGACGGCACCACAACGGCTGAGGTCTATGCCTTCGTTCGAAAGATGGGGCAGCGCAAGGTGATTGCGGTGAAGGGCCGCGACAATCTGCCGCAGGCCATCGTGCCGGGCGGCAAGGTGGATGTGAAGCGGTCCGGCAAGCGCGTGGGCCAGTTGAAGCCCTGGCTGGTTGGTTCAAGCTATCTGAAGGGCGAATTTTACGGCCAGCTTCGGCTTGAAAAGCCCACGGCGGAAAGCGGCGCGGCTTATCCGGCGGGCTATGTCTTCCTGCCCGAACATCTGGCCGGTGAGGAAATCTGCCGCCAGTTGGTGTCGGAAGAAATCCGGCGTCACAAGGTCCGCACCGGCGTTTTTCGGCAGGAATGGGTGAAAACCCGTGAACGGAATGAAGCGCTGGATGGCCGTGTTTATGCGCGCGCAGGCGCCGCGCTGCTGGGGATTGACCGCTGGCAGGAAGCGGATTGGGAACGCGCCGCCCGCGAATTGAAGCAGTATCAGGCCAGCCGCCGCGCCCTGCAGCCCGCGCTGGATATCGAAGAACAGGGCGGAGACTTCACCGCCCCCGCGCCAGATCAGCCGGAAGACACGCCGGTTGAAGATGCGCCGATCATGAAAATGCCGCCGCCCGTCAAGGCCGGGCGTAGCCGGTTCTGGAAACAATCCCGCGTAGGCTTCGCCGCGCGCTTCTGAGGATAACCGCATGGCCGTGATGGATGCTCCGCCGCTCCGCGCGACGGCGGGCGATACCTGGGCTTGGCGCTGGGCCAGCGCAGACTACCCGGCCAGCGCAGGATGGGCGAATGCCTGGCGCCTAGTCGGCACCGATGTCGCGCTTTCCATCAGCGCTACGGCGGAGGGGGATGGCTTTATCGCAACGGCCACGGCGGCAAATACGGCTGCGCTTTCGGTAGGTGCGCGCGGCTTGCCCGCTACCTTGATCGGTTGGGTTACCAAGCCCGGTGAACGCTTCCAGGTCTATTCTGGCGGGCTGTTCATCCTGCCCAACCCGGCCACCATCACGGGTGATCTGCGCGGCCATGCCACGCGCACCCTGGCCGCGATTGAAGCCATGCTGGAAGGCAGCGCCAGCAAGGATCAGCGCAGCATCAAGATCGGGGATCGGGAAATCGCCCGCATCCCAATCCCGGAATTGCTGACGCTCAAGGATTATTACGCGGCGGAAGCCCGGCGCGAAGCGGAAGCCGCCGCGCTGGCTTCTGGCCGCCCGCGCCGGCGCGTGGTGCTGACACGCATGGGAAGGGCCTGATATGGCGCTGCTGGATTTCCTCCGCCGCCGCAAGGCCGCCGCGCCCATCCTGCGCAGCCCCGGCGCGCAGGCCACCTGGTCCGCTATGGGCCCCAAGGTGCGTGCGCAAAGCGGCTGGATGGCCGCGCAGCCTTCGCGCCTGCTGGCGGATTTGCCCGGTGGCCATGGTTTCGCGCCCAACCGCGATATTCGCTGGCAGTTGGACACGCTGCGCAACCGGTCCCGCTGGCTGGCCCAGAATGAAGGCTATACGGCTGGCTTCCTGAAAAGCCTGCGCCGCAACGTGGTGGGCCCCAAGGGGTTCACGCTGCAGATGCAGGTCATGAATGATCGCGGCAGCGGCAAGGATGAAAACGCGAATCAGCGTATTGAATCTGGCTTCTGGCAATGGTCGCGGCGTGGGGTTTGTGACGTAACCGGACGGCATTCCTGGCTGGATATGTGCGGCCTGGTGGTGCTGGGCGTCGCGCGGGATGGTGAAGCCCTGATCCGCCTGCACAAGGGCGGCAATCCATTTGGCTTTCAGCTTGAAATGCTGGACCCATCGCAGCTTGAAACCGATGTGAATGGCCGGCCGGAAGGCACCGCCAGCGGCAATGTGGTGCGCGCTGGTGTGGAACTGACGCCCTTTAACCGCCCCGCCGCGTATTGGATGCGCGCCCATGTGCCGAATGATGACCCTGCCGCGCTGAACGCGCCGCTGCGCAAGCGCGTGCGCATTCCGGCTGAGGAAATGATCCATCTGTTCCTGCCGGAATGGCCGCAACAGATCAGGGGTGTGCCCTGGATCAGCAATGGCATTCGCGCGCTGGCGATGCTCGATGGCTACGGGGAAGCGGAATTGACGGCCGCGCGTGTCGCCGCCGCCAAGATGGGGTTCTATCGGATTGATGCCGATGCAGAACCCGATGGCGAATTGGCTGAAGATGGCGCGCTGGTCCAGGAAGCATCGGCTGGGACGTTCGAATTGCTGCCCAAGGGTGTGGATTTCCAGCAATTTGACCCGCAGCACCCGACCACTGCCTTCAAGGAATTTGTGTCGGCCATGCTGCGGCCTGTCGCGGCTGGTGCGGGTGTTTCCTATAACGCCTTCGCCAATGATGCGGAGGGCATGAATTACAGCGCCCTGCGCGCCACGGAATTGGAAGATCGCGACGAATTCCGGACGCTGCAGCAATGGATGATTTCGGGGCTCTGTGAACCGATCTTCACCGCCTGGCTGCGCGAATCGCTGATCACCGGCGCGCTTGGGCTGCCGGCGGGCAAGATGTGGAAGTTTGACGCGCCCAATTTCGTGCCGCGTGGCTGGCAATGGGTGGACCCGCTGAAGGAAGTGGCCGCGGTGGAAAAGGCCGTGGCGCTTGGCATCACCAGCCGCACCGCCACGGTGGCGGCGCAAGGCGGTGATTTTGCTGAAACCATCGCTGAGCTGAAGGCCGAAAAAGCCCTGATGGGTGACCTGATGCCGCCCGCCGCCGCGCCTGCCGCGCCGCTGGAACCTGACGCAGACGACGAGGATTGAACCATGCCCTTGCCGAAGAATTTTGACCGCCGTGGCTTCCGCACGGTGGCGCTGGAACGCGCCACCCTGAATGAGGAAACGCGCAGCATTGAATTGGCCTTTTCATCTGAAGCGCCGGTGGAACGGTCCTGGGGGATCGAAATCCTGGGCCATGCGGAAAATGAAATGGACCGTGGCTGGATCGGCGGCGGCACTGCGCCGCTGCTGTTGGATCACAACCCCCGCGAACAGGTGGGGGTGGTGGAAAGCGTCACCCTTGGCGATGACCGGAAGGCCCGGGCAATCGTGCGCTTCGGAAGAAGCGCACGCGCCGAAGAAGTGATGCGCGACGTGGCGGATGGCATCCGCACCAATGTGTCGGTTGGTTATGAATTGCTCGATATTCGCGAAGAACCCGCGAAGAAGGGCGAACCCCAGACCTATCGCGCGGTGCGCTGGCGTCCGCTGGAAGTGAGCCTGGTTTCCATCCCTGCCGATATGACAGTTGGCGTGGGGCGGGAAGCGCCGGCCTCTGTTTTACCTCAACCCAAAACACAGGAGAGTGCCGGCATGGAACCGGAAGTGAAGGAAGCGCCCGCCGCGCGGGCGATTGATGATGGTGCGGAGCAGCGCCGCCAGAAGGAAATCATGGACCTGGCCACCCTGGCCAATGTCCGTGATATGGGCATTGAAGCCGTGCTGAAAGGCGATACGGTGGAATTGTTCCGCGGCAAGGTGCTGCTGGCCCGCCAGGGTGAAGCCAAGCCGCTTGGCGTGGCGCCTGCCCAGTTGGACATGACGCCGAAGGAAGTGGCGCGCTACAGCGTGTTCCGCGCCATGCGCGCGGCGGCGGAAAATGACTGGCGGGATGCCGGCCTGGAATTGGAAGCGCATCGCGAACTCTCCAAGCGCTTCGGCGCCGGGCAGGGCAAGCGCAGCTTCTATGTGCCGCTTGATGTCCAAAAGCGCGACCTGGTGGCGGCCACGCCTTCGGCGGGTGGCAATTTGGTGGCGACGGATAACATCTCCTTCATTGACATTCTGCGCGCGCGCAGCGTGGTGATGCGCATGGGCGCCATGCGCATGACCGGCCTGGTGGGCAATGTCACGGTGCCGCGTCAGACCGGTGCGGCCACGGCGGCCTGGCTGGCGAATGAAGGCACTGGCGTTTCTGAATCTGACCAGACCTTCGGTCAGATGGCGCTTAGCCCGAAAAACGTGGCGGCCTATACCGAACTCAGCCGGCAGCTGATGATGCAGTCTTCGCCTTCCGCTGAAATGATCGTGATGAATGATCTGGCGGCGGTGGTGGCGCTGGCGGTGGATAGCGCCGCGATCCAGGGCACGGGCCTGACCGGCCAGCCGACCGGGATCATCAGCACGTCTGGCATTGGTTCCGTCACCGGCACAACCATCGCCTACTCTGGCATTCTGGAATTCCAGACCGATGTCATGGCGGCGAATGCGCTGATCAATGCGGCGACCTCCGGTTATGTCTGCACGCCGGCGGTGGCGGCGCTGTTGGCGGTGCGGCAGCGCTTTGCCAGCACGGATACGCCGCTTTGGGAAGGTGGGCTGATGGATGGCCGCGTGGCGGGCTTTGCTGCGATGTCTTCCACCCAAATGCCGGCCAGCCGCTTGCTGTTCGGTGATTTCAGCCAGCTTGTGATTGCCGAATGGGGCGCGCTGGAACTGGATGTGAACCCCTATGCCAACTTCCCGGCGGGGATCACGGGTGTGCGGGCCTTCTATACGGTTGATGTTGGCGTGCGCTACGCCGCCAGCTTCAGCTACAGCACGGCCATCACCTGATGCCGCGCGCGAAAGACGCGCCGGCGCTGGTGGCGGGGGCGGAAGCCCCCGCTGCCGATGGCCCGGCGCAGGCAAGCACCACGCGGCTGCGCGTGCTGCGCCAATTCCTTGTCGCGGGCGAAGTCCAGGAAGTGGGCAGCATTGTGGTGCTGCCCCGTCCCCTGGCGCGCGAATTGATTGGCGCAGCCAAGGCCGAATCCGCGCCGGAAGACGCGGCGGATGACGCCGCGTGACTGTATGGGATGACGCTTTCCGCACGATCCTGGCTGATGATGATTTGGCGGAAAGCGCCACCTATTACGCCGGCGGCGCCGGGCCCGGCCAGGCGCTGCGCGTGATCCGCTCAGCGCCCATCGCGCCAGCCTTTGGCCCGGCCGGTGGCATGGGTAGCCTGCAGCCCGCCTGCGTGGTGGATATGCTGGTGGCCGATGTGCCCACGCAGCCTTCGCCCGGCGATCTGCTGGTGATGGGTGATGAGACCTTCCGCGTGGAATCAGCGGAACGTGACGATCTGCGCCTGGCCTGGCGCCTGATGCTGGCGGAAGAAGCCTGATGCCAACCCCCATTCGTGAAGCCGTGCTGGCCGCCGTAGCCGCGCGGCTGAAGGCAGAGCTTTCCGGCGTGACGGTGCTGCGTGCGCATCGCGCACCCCTGGACCCGCGCCAATGCCCTGCCGTGATTATCACCGGCACCGGCATGGATGCCGATGAGGATATCTCCTTCGGTGAAACCCAATGGCGCATTGGCTTCACCGTGGCTGGCTACATTACCGCCGCGACTGACCTTGTGGCCGAACAGGCGCTTTCCGCTTTGCATGCGCGCCTGGTGGCCGCGCTGCAGGATTATGATTTGGGCCCGGCCACCATCCAGCCGAACATCACCGGCGCGGAGTTTGAACTTTACAGCACGGAAGAATCCGCCGCCCCGGCGGGTGAATTCAACGCAAGTTTCGAAGCCGTGGCGATGACGCCAGCAGGCAGCCCCTACGCTCCATAAGCTTGAAAGGATAAAGCATGAGCACGAATCTGGTGCGGCTGCGCAATGCTGCCGTTGCGGTAAAAATTGAAACCACGCCCGGCACGGATGCCATTGCCGGCACGCCGGCCAATGTGGATTGGATCGGCGCGGATTGCCAGGTGCAGTTCGACCAGACGGCGGTGCCCAATAGCGAAATGACCGGCAGCTTGGACCGCGCGCCCGCCATTGTGGGCGGCCTGCGCCCGCGGCTGCGCCTGACCATGCCGCTGCGTGGTTCCGGCACGGCTGGCACGGCACCGGAATGGGGCCGGCTGATGCAATGCGCCACCATGCAGGAAACACTCACGGCCGCCGCCGTGCCCGCCAGCCCGCTTGCCTTGACGGCTGGCGGTGCTTCCGCCGTGACGCTCGGCGCCACCTTCGGCAGCACGGCGCAGCAATATCGCGGGATGCCGCTGGCGCTTGGTGCCATTACGGGCGACCAGCCCGCACTCAGCGCCATCGCGGATTACACCACGGGCCGCGTGGCTTCGCTGATCCATACTGTCAGCACCACCTTCACCACTACGCAAACCGCGCAAATCCTCATCAATCAGCGCTACAGCCCGACCTCCGATGAAACGGTGTTCAAGACCTGCACCATCTACTTCTTTGCGGATGGCATGCGTTGGCGCTTTACGGGCTGCCTGGGCACCTGGTCCCTGGACCTGACCACAGGCGGCATTGGCCAGCTTGCTTTCGATTTGGTGGGCACCTTCCTGGATTACAGCGCGACCGCGCTGCCCACAGGCTGGAATACGGTTATCCGCCCAACCGCGCCGCGCTTTGTGGCCGGCGCCTGCCGCATGAATGGCGCCATTGCCCGCGTGCGCGCGCTTTCAGTGCAGGCCGGTGTGGCCACGGTGCTGCCGGAAAACCCGGAAGCGCTGGAAGGCTATGATCCTGCCGTGCCGGTGGAACGTGATGTGGCGGGCAGCTTGGACCCGTTGATGGATACCACGGTTTCTGTGGCGCGGTTCAATAACTTTCGCAACGGCACGAACATGAGCCTGGGCGCCATTCTGGGCAGCACGGCGGGGAATCGCTTTGCGGTGGTGCTGCCTTCCATCCGCGCCACGGCCATGAACCCTGGTGATCGCGGCAGCCTGGCTGTGGATAGCATCGGCTTCCAGGCCGATGGCGCTGATAGCCCTGTGTTCTTGACCGCCTTCTGATCCGCCGCACAGCGGAACGCGGTTGCGCGCGTGCCGGGGCCATGTCCCGGCGGCGCCACGCGCGTGACACTGGCCGGGCTGTGTGCGCAGCCCGGCCACCCACCCTCGCACAAGGGATTCCCATGAAAACCGAAGAACCTGTTTTGTCCCGCCGATCCATCCGCAAGGTGGATGGCAAGCGCGGCATTTATGAAGTGGCGCCGCTGACCATTCGCGAACGCGCGGCCTACCGCGCGGATATGGCGCGTGAAGGCTGCCGCCTGCCCATGCGGTCTGAATTGCTGGAAGGCCTGGCCAGCGCCATGAAGGAATTGGCGCCGGATAACCTGGCGGATTTGCTGGCCGTGATTGCCCGCGCTGAAGCGGCGCAGGTTGATGGCGCGGAACCCATGGCCAAGGCCGATGAAGATGCGCTGCGCGTCATGGAATCCGCCGCGCGCGCCGTGCCCGCCTATGCTGCCATGTTGTCGGACCAGGTGCGTTGGTTTTCGCTGATGCCGCTGGTAACCGCGCGGCACGCTTTGCGCGGTTGGCAATCTGATCTGCTGCCCCCCTTCCAGCGCGTGCGCGGCCTGGTGCCGGATGAATTGCTGGAAGAATGCGGCGAAGAAGACCTGTCCATCATTGCCGGTGCCGCGATTGACCTGATGCAGGTATCCAAGGCGCAGGAAAAAAACTGAAAGGCGCCCTTGCCGCACTTCACGGCATTGGCGCTGGCGAAGGCCGATTTGCCTCCGATGGGGGCGCGTTTCTGATCGGCGATGAAGAAGTGGCAGAAAACCCGCGCATCACCACGCCGCGGGGCTTCATTGAATTTGTGCAGCTTTGGTTCGCCTGCCGCGCCGGCATGGGTGGTTATGCCACCTGGCCGGATGCGGGCGGCGTGGCGGACCAGGCGGCCTGGGTTTTCGATGCCTTCCGCAGCTTGGGCGGGATCGAGGCGGAATTGGAAGCGGCAAAAAAGCGGCGAAGGGGTGGTGAATGAGAATCCTGGCCAAGGTAGACAAGCTTATTTCCGATGAAATCAAGCAGCGCCAGGAAATTCTCGCGTCTGGTTTGCGCGATGGCATTCACCGCACGGGTGAAGTGCTGCAGGCGGAACTGCGCGCCCAGGTGCGCCGCGCCAATCTTGGGGAAGGGCTGGAAAAGGCCTGGCGCTTGGACAAATTCCCCAAGCGCCGATCGAAGCTGAATCTGGACCCGGCGGCGGTGGTGTATTCCAAAAGCACCATCCTGCACCGCGCCTTTGATGAAAACCGCATCATGCGCGCCGGGCGCAAGCAATATGTGGTAATTGCCCTGAAGGCCGCGCTGCATTTGGGGTTGGGTTATTCGCGCAAAAGCCGCAAGGGCGGCACGGTGCCGGCGGGCGCGCTGCGCAAGGTTTCCGAGATTGATGCGGCGGCCAAAAAGCTGCGCGCGGTGGTGGTTTCCGCCAAGCATGGCAAGCGCGGCCCGCGCGTAGCCAAGGCCAAGCCCAAGGGGCGCAACGCCCCGCTGGAAGGCCGCCGCATCCTGATCATGAAGGCGAAAAAGGGCGAAGGCCTGACGGCGGTTTTTGTCGCGCCAGACCAGAAAAAGCCGTTGCCGCTTTTCGCGCTGCGTCGCCAGGTGGCCGGGCGGAAACTATTGGACATTGCTGGCCCGGCTGAAGCCGCGAAGCTGGCGGTGAAACGTGAAGTGAATGCAGCAATAGCAGGAAGGTTGGCATGAGCGGTTCCGCAGATCAGCGCCTTTCCATCCGGCTTTCCTTTGAAGGCGCGCAGGAAGCGCGCGCGCAACTGGAACAGCTTGGCCAGGCGGGTGATACCGCCATGCGCAAGCTGGAAACGGGCGGGCAGGCTGCCAGCCGGGGCGTGGCGGCGGTCAGCTTGGCCGGTAATGCGCTGCGTGCTGGGCTTGGGCAGATCAATGGCGATCTGGCGATCACGCAGCGCCAGTTTGAGAGCCTGGCGAATTCCACCTTGGCCCTGGCCACATCAATGCGCAGCGGCGTGGGCTTGGCTGGCAGTCTTGGCTTGGTGGTGGTGGCTGCCACGGCAGCCTATGAGATTTTCCGTAATTGGGATTCAATCAGTGATAAATTCGGGAAATCCATTGATTGGCTGACGGGCCGGTATCGGGACAACGCGACCGAGCTGACCAAGGTCAATGATGTTCTGCTTGAATTTTCGCGCTTGTCTGAAACCGCGGCGCAAGCGGGCATCAGAAGCCAGATACGCACGCTGGAAGCGCTGGCCACGGCTGGGCAGGCTTCGCGCCAAGCGCTGAGCGCTGAAATCACCAATATCCAAGGGGAAATTGACCGTCGAATTGGATTAAGGCCAGAGGTTCTAAGTGCCGCGCGTAGCGGGCCAGGTGGCGCGGCGCTTTCGGAAGAAAGTGAACGCATCCTGCAGTTGGAAATTGCCCGCGTGCGTGAAAACGCAGCACGAAATCCTGAGATTATTCGCCTGCAGGCGGAAATCGCGCAGCGCCGCGGCGCCGTTGGTGATCTGGATAATCGCCTGGGGTTTTTGCGTGGGCAGATTGCCGCGTTTGGTGAAGCCACAGGTTCTGTCCTTATCACGCCGCCGGCTGCTGAAGCCACCCGCGCCACGCGCGAAGCCCGTTCCGCCCGGGCTGAACTCAGCGAAGCCGAACGCGAATACCAGCGCCTGGTGCAATCCGGCATTTCGCTGGCCAGCAGCGCGGCCACGGAACAGGAACGCTACGCCCAGCAGCTGCTTGCCCTTGACGCCGCGCTTGGCGCCGCGCGCATCACCCAGGAACAATACAACCGCGCCGTGGCCGCGCTGGACCCCGCCGCGCGCGCGGCGCGGGAAGCGCAGGAACAGGCCGCGCGCCAAGCGGAACAATTCGCCCGCCGGTCGCGTGATGCGCTGGCGCAGATCGGCGAAAACGCGCTGGACCGGATCGGCACCGGCCTGGTGAACGCCTTTGCCGCGGGCGGGAAGGCAGCGCTGGATTTCCAAAGCTTGATGAAAGGCGTGATCGCCAGCATCGCGGCGGATTTGCTGAAGCTGGCCATTGTGGCGCCCATTACCAATGCGGTTTTCGGCACCAGCCGCCCCACGCTGATGGGCGCCTTCCAGCCGGGCGGTGTAAGCGCAGGCGGCGGCGGCGGTATTGGCGCGGGCCAGATATTGCAGGCAGGCCAGGCGGTTTCTGGCATGGCTGGCGGCGGCGGTAGCCTGATGAATATGCTCGGGCTGGGCGGTGCTGGTGCGGGCATCAGTAGCTTTTTGGCGCAGCCGATCTTTGGGTCCGCAGCGCAAGCAAGCGCCACAAACAGCGCGCTTGCGGCTATGCCTGGCGGCATGATGGGGCCGGCTACACCAGCCGCAGTAGGTGTCCCCGGCATGAGCATCGGCGCCGTCGCTGGTTCTGCCGCCGCAGGCTTCGGCGCGGGCATGCTGGGCGGCACGATAAGCGGCGGTATTCGTGGCACGGCTGATCCTACAGCTGGCAGCGCGATTGGCGCGGCCATTGGCACCGCTATCGGCTTTGCGCTTATTCCTGTTCTAGGCCCGCTTGGCCCGATCATCGGCGGTTTTG